GCGATCATTTTCGTTACTTGATGAAGAAGGATAAAACCAAGTCACTTCAGAAAACGCACTATTCGTTGCAGCAGTTACTTTTTCTAATTGATCAATATTTATGTCCGTAAAGACATAATCTCTTACAGAGCATGGCAAGCGCTGCACAGCACCACCATAAACATAAAACTCTTCCGCGCCCATCCAGAACACATTATCTTCCACAGCGATTGCAGATAAAGGTCCAGCGATTGTAATGTTTGTAGATATTTCATTGATGCCAAATGTAAAAGGAGGACCTAAAAACTGCATTGCATGCAATGAAACATCAGTAAAAACAAGTATTTGCTGCCTTGTCTCTATAGCCGCAACAATTTGTGACCCAGAGCCAAGCCTCAAATCTCCTGCTGTATTTGTCACAAGAGACTGCCATTCAGTTACATTTTCTTGGTCAGAAAATCTTATAAGCAATGGGTCTTGCACCCCCGGATTAGTTTCTGGATCACAACCGAAGGTGATAACATGACGATCACGATCAGAAACAAGAACTTGCTTTGCTATTGTAGGAACTTTGTTAGCACCCGCTATATCAGACAACTCAACGGCTCTAGTAGCTAGTCCATTTGTGTTATCCCAATAATATATACCGCCATCACGCACGTTAATTAACAGGTCTTCACCAAAATTATTGTGCGACCATATACGAAGCGTTTGACCAGCAACAGACAAAGATGTCGAGCTTCCCCATGTTCCCCGACCCCATGTTCCTGCACCCCAACCATTTCCAATAATAGTAGTATCTAAGCCTGTGGTAATCTGATAACTGCCAACAACGCTAGAACCACCATTTCCACTATCTGATGTTGTTGCAAAAACATAAGTCTCATTGAGGCCAGAGGTTGTTGTTATGCTGCCTATTGTAGAAACAGTACGAGCCTCTACCTGATAACTATAAACGTTAATAATAGATGTAATTTGATATTCTTGATTAAGAATATTTGCAGCTATTACATCTCCTAATGATGCCGCTCCAGAAAATGTTACAAAATCATTTTCTAAAGCACCATGACTTGTATCTGAAACAATTAATGTTGCACATGTTACAGCCGCGCTAGAAGAATGAGATGCAGCAACTGTACCATTAAGACCACGGATACATCCCTGTAAAGTATTGCTAGAAACATTAGCATAGGTAAGGATTTCACTACCTATTTTTATACGACCAGAATTAGGAAACCCTGAAGAACTTGTTAGTGATATGCTAACATCACTGGCGCTTATATTTGCAGACAAAGTATTAGCACTTGCGGAAAATGTCACATCTCCTGCTGATGTCGTTGCGCGAATTGGTGTGATATCGTCATACCCGCCACCTTGACTGATGTAATACTTTAAGTTTGTTCCAACACCTAAATAATTAGACCCATCTAGTGCAATCCAAGGGTGCAATGCGCGGCAAGTTCCTAAAAAAGAACTCACTGAATTCTTTACCCAACCACCAATTTTTTCAGGAAATCCAAAACGAAATCTGACTTTATCCATATCAAACCAACCGCCCTCATTTGAATATGACGTAGTTTCGCGGTTAACGCCGGGGCGAAATTGAAGTTTGGTAAATGGCATCAGCAACCTCCTACTAAGGCAATTATACACAATCCGAACAATTGTACGAGTTATTCTTTTTTAAAAAATAACCCGAACAATTTAGTCTATAAGCTCAAAATGCGGTCCATCTATAAACGGACGGCGATCTTGTTTTCTGCGCAAGTCGATATAAGCATTCATGGCTTCTTCCATAGTGCCGTCCCACTTGCGAATGTCCATAGGATACGGCATTTCAGGTGTCCCCCAAGATGCGCCCCAACATATAGGAACGCCCACGACAATAGCAGCTTCCTTGATTGCATCAGCTAAATCATCGTACAGATTTAATTCCCAAGATGCCCTCCCATTTACATAGGCCATAATGTCAAAAGCCTTGCCCTCAAGGTGTTTACTCCGCATCGTTTGTGATGCACCCTTGGCTACTAATTCTTCTTGTTGTTTAAGGGTTCTCATACCCTGCACCACTCCGAAATCGGTTTTTGTCAGTGTAATAGCCATTTTCACAACAGCTTGTAGCCGCTCATCAATTCCTTCCAGCCTATCAAGGCTGCGTCTGCTTAGTTTGAATCCCATCTTTTTTTCTCCAGATATAGCCGCCAACAGTTTACGGCTGTGTTAATTGATACTGCGCTAAACAGCATGACCCATTGCCAAATCTCCATCACTTCCTCTTAAAGAATGATTGTGCGCCACGAATTCCAAAAGATGCTGAAATTGCAATTCCAAGGCTGTAAAAATACCAGTCTGGTGCCTTGTTAAGTTGCTCAAATCCACGATCAACCCAACCTTCAGCGCCCGGAATCCAGCATAAAATCAATGGAATAGACAGAATAATTACAAAATATTCGTCCTTCCAACTTGTTTTTGCGCCTTCAGCCATGACTCGTTCCCAGTCGGCAACGCTTGTCTCTTTTGACAATAATATTTTTGCTTTCGCTTCGGCTTCAGTAAGTTTAAGTTGTGCTTCCGCAGCGTTTTTATCTGCCTTTCCTTGCAACCATGATCCTGCAAGATTAGCTATTGGTCCTAATGCAGCGGCAAAAATATTCATTTCTCAGACCCCAACCACACGGCGAACGCACCTGTCATGGCCCCAGAACATACTGAAATCATTGCACTTTGTTGCGTTGACAAGTCGTCGAGACTCATTCCCCACTCCAAAACACGAATGTACATTATCGTCATAACCAACATCATCAAACGCGGCATAATTTTCCACGCTAAAATCTTTTCCATCGCTACAGCCATCGCTAAACCTCTATGTTAACCTTTGTCCCAGTTGGCCTCTCAGCCTGCGTTGCATGACCAAACTTATCATAACTTTGCTGTAAGTCCAATCCTTGCTTCTGAAGCACCTCTAGGCGTGCGTGATTGGCCCTATGCTCCTTTTCCACCCTCTGCTCTATCAAGTGGCTGCTTATGCGCTCACGCACCCTTGTTTGAGCGTGTATGTCTGATGCCACGTTAAAAGGCATATTGCTACTTACGCTTTGAGTCCCGTCACTCATCTTGTAGCCAGCCACACAAAACCAAACAAACATGCTGTGCAAATAATAAACAGCGTTATGCCTGCCGACCATTCGATTATCTTCTGCCTCACCTCAATCTTCCGGTGTTCGTGTTCACGCTTCTGCTTTCTGAGTTGAGCCTCTATCTCAAGAATTTCCTGCCACTTTGAGGGGCCGTAATAGGCCGATATGAAATCTTTTAACTCCTTACGCATGGATTCAGCCTTCTGCTTGGCAGCAAAAATTTCCATAGCTTGAGCTTGAACGCCCCCTCCTAGTGCCTTATACCAAGGGGGTTTTTGAACTTGACGATCTGCAAAGTCTAAATCTGCTATAGCACCTGCCCATTGGGATAGTTGGCCTCCCATATCTTGTAGGTCCCTGCCTATAGATATGCCTTTTTTAAGTGCTCTAAATGCTGTGGTTGCCCCAGCTATAGCGGTTATTGGGTCGATCATAATTCACGAAAGCTCCTTGGACAAACATAGTCAGGATCAACGCGATAAACGCGCTTGTTGTACATACCATCACATTGATAGTGACAGGCTTTATAAAACCAGCTTCCGTAGCCGTTTATGAATACATGCCCATATCCTATAAATACGAGCGTGCAAATCATTTTATCGTTCCATCAAGCGATCTATTTTCTCCTCTAGTCTATCAAACCTAGATACAATTTGATTCATTACCGTAGTGCTATCGCCTTTATTGACATATTCTTTTGCCATTTCTTCTCTTGTTTTGTTCAATAGAATTTGAACACGACCAAGTTCGCTATGTTGAGATTTTAACCACCAACCTATACCGCCAATCGCAGCAGTCAGTCCTACGTTTATAAGTGCATTCATTTCCATTTTACGGCTTTACAGGCCAAGTAATACTGCTTGGAAAACCTTCTTGCTGCGGAATATTTCTTAACGAAACCCTATACGCTGCCATTTCGTCACTCATTGTGACATCTGATAAAGCGTAAAAATCTGTCTCAGCTAATAGAGAATCCCTTACTTCTCTTGCAGCCGCCGCATCTATTGCTGTTTCTTCTTCTGCTGTTTTTTCAGTAATAGGAAAAGAACGTCGAAGGTTTTGAGTAGGTACGCTTGTATCCGTATCTAGTTCTTGAACTTTAGTATCCCCAAGAGATGCTTTAACTCCTGCAATTAACTCACTTTCAGTTGATGTTTTAGGTAGCGGAGTTATTTCTTCGCTTGCGTATGTATGCGAGTGTTCATACTCGATTGAATAGTCTACTGTTTTTATCTGTTCCAAATCTTCAGATAAAGTCACACCTTCAACTTTCCAATTAGCCATTGTGTCTCTCCTTTTTATTAATTCCAATAACAGACAAGTATGATACCTGCCGCACCAACACCACCTCGACCATAACTACTACCATCTTCGTAGGCCGAGCCGCCACCGCCGCCACCGCCATAGTTGGTGCCGGGTTGCCCACCATATCCCGTTGTGGCGTTACCACCACCGTTCATAGCTAGACCGCCTGAGCCAATGTACGTTGCAAGCCAGCCAGTATCCAAGGGGGATACACCCCCTGCACCATTGCGGAAAATAAAGTTCCAGCCACCAGAGTTTGCTGTATCAGAGTTTCCTCCATCACCGCCTCCAGCACCACCGCCACCTCTTGAGCGACAACCGCTTCCAGTGCTTTGTGGTGAATTACCTCCTGTGTAGTTAGCATCACCACCGCTTGCGGTACCCCCCGTAGCTGTACCCCATCCGGGAAGACCAGTGCCAGACCCGTACCTGCCGCCGTTAGCTGTTAGGGATACGCCTGTGCCTGATACTGTTGTAGCGCCGCCAGAAGTTCCCTCGCCACCACTTAAAGCGCCAGAGCGAGAAC